TTTATAGCAACCGATGTCGGTTGAAAAAATGTGTAAAGCAGATAGTTGTTAACAACAACAGGTCTGAACTAAAGAACCTCTCCCATACAAAGGCAGACAGCCAGCTGCAAAGATGAACCAGATGACTAACATTATTACTCACAAAGTAAGCAACCGAAAACGGTTGCTGTGAAAAAGGCGCGAAAATGCTTACCAGAAATATTTTGCTTTTTGCCAAACCACAAACTATAGCTCCAAGCGCCTCGCAGCCATTCATAAAATTTACATGCAGGTGCTACTTATATAAGAGTAAGGGTGGAGTAAAAAAAGGAAACAGAATGATTCAACATAATTTTATTTATTTGTGTAAGTGGGCTATTGGTCACTTACACATAGGTCAAGCAGTCAGGATATTCAAGTACAATGTAAACATTCACAGTTTAACATGGAATGCATATTAGCAAGTTTCACAGCTTAACATTGCCACAGTTAGTAAGCATGATAATAAGTTTATTTAGATTTTGTTTTTCGTTTCTTCACAGTGCGTTTCAAAGTAGTAGTCCCAGAGAAATCTGTGCTTCTGCGTCTTTTGCGAGTATTTATCATTCCCATTTGATATAAAAATTTACGACCCAATGGTGTTTGATCTAATTCTGAAGTGAATTTGTCTCTTAAATCAACCTCCCAAAACACTAAATCCTTATACCTATCCTCAGGAGCTTTAGGAGGAACATCTGCAGGACACATAGTTGCTAAAGACTTTATATATCTGTAAGTATCTTCCAAACCCTGTGGTGGTGGTGGTACAAATGCTAATTCCCACTCATCAAGTATTCTGGGATCCATTGCATTAATATGAGCTAAAACATCTGCTTCTAACGGTACTTTGCAAAGATGCATTACTATTTCTACTTCCAATTCTTCTACATGTCTCAAATACTTTCTGAAATTACTTTTGTTGTACTGGTAATTAGCATTCATGGGTGGTTGTTCTGTGTACACAGACAGAGTAAAATTAGTATTGTGTGTATTATCTAATAAGGTAATAAATAAATTATTACCCCAACAAATACCATTATTTTTACCCTGGGCTTTAAATAACCAATAAGGTCTATTAAAAATAGATGCTTCACTGGTTACTAAAGAACCACTAGGAACTGGATAATAACTGAATTTTCCTATACTGTTGTGTGGAGGAGTACCATCAGCTGGCTGAATGTAATACGCATGTGTTGGGTCTGTAGGTAAACTATCTCCTTCATTACCATCATGTGTAAACATATGACGAGCATAAAGTTGTTCTCTTTTTCCAAAAAAGAATGCTTTATCACCATATGTGTCCTTTGTCATCTGCACAAAATCTGGCCATTTACAAATAGAGTTAATAACTTCAAGAGGTGCATCTGATCTAGTAGCTGAAAATGTATTAAAATTAACAGCTCCTAAACCTATGTCGCTCATATCCCCATCTTGAATAGTACTGTGCACTAGTTTTATTGGAGGGCATGATCCAACAGCTGGTCTAGTATCTTTACAAGGATCAGCAATATCCCAATGCTGTCCAGTAGCAGGGACACAACCTATAATAAACAACTGATTCTGTTTAGGATCAAATGAAACGTTTTCTCTATTATCTGTGCCTAAAGGTACTTGATAAGCACTAGGATTTTCTGTATCTTGCAAACGATCCAGTAAAGGGTGACCTGTAGTTCCAATGCCCAAAGGACCACCTCTATCAATTTGAACCCCTACTAACTTCCAAACTAACCGTTCTCTTTGAGGATCATATACTGAAGAATCAACTAAGGCAAATTTATTAGGATCAGGTAACTGTAAACGCAAAACTCTAAATTGATTTCCTGAAACTTTAGGAACATCTATGGTTTTGTTATCTGTTGGATTTATGACATCAAAATATGGATGCCCTACAGTCAACAGGCGTTCTGTATACGCGTGAAAGTATAAATTAGTAGGCTTTATATAGTCATCAGTTGACAATACAGTTGCAACAGGCTTTGCTGGAGGTAAGTATAATCTTCCAGAGTTGGCACTCCACGTGGCCATCTGTAAAATTAAAAAGAGGGACGTTTTCGCTTGCGTGGTAATAAAGAAGGATGTATATCAAAAGTACTATTATCAACATCAATTGCGAAGGATGGTTGTACTGGTATAAAAGTGTTTGCTGGAATAATAATTTGGGTGGTGTCTGTTACAGGATGATACACTAAAATATCTTTAGCATAATCAGTTACAAACACTTTTACATTAAATGCTGGTGGTAGTAAAGGTATATCTGTAGAATCTCCCTGTGTGTCTGTAGTGGTAACAATTAAGTGACCTCCACTAAAGGATTCTGGTAATGTATCCAATAAAGATTCGTCAGAAAATTCTAAAGATCCCTGAATTGGTTGTTCAAAGGGATTTATAAAAGTGGACTGAGCTAATTCGTCAACAAGTGTGCTCTCGTTTGAAAATTCACCAAATGTTTGCAATTCTATATTATCTGAAGAAATAGGACTTAAGTCATAATAAAAATGAACACGTTCTGTAGTTTGGAGACCGCTTCTGGTCGTCATACCTAACCTCTGGCCTAATCTACTTACTCTGACTGTTCTATCAGCTGATTCGCCATATCTGATGTCACTCAAGGTCACTGTGCCTTGTAAATCTGTAGACTCAGCTAAACTTTGCAACTCCCTATTGAAGACGTTTGTGACATCAGTCTCTGTGTCAAAGGCGGGATTTTCAAACTCGTAAAACACCCTAGGGGCGGTGACATTTAAAACCTGTCTTGTTGGAACCTGTGTTGTGTATCTAGTATACAGATCTCGGGCTCTATTGATCAGCCTTTCAGATAAAGGAGTACTTTGTACAGGTGGCTCTTCAATTTCAAATGACTCCCTTAAACTGATCTCTTGTAGCTCAATTTCTTCTGGTGTTCCTATGTTTATTCCATGTAGCTGAGCATCTACAAATACAGTGTAATCTGAATCTACATGTGATGCATGACTTAATATGTTTGTGTCTGTATTATATACTGAAGCATCTAGTACTACACGAGTAGGTGGTGGTGGTTGTACCTGAATATCAATCTGAGCAACGTCAGCTGTAGTAGATGTTACACTAGGATGTTCACCTACACCTGTAACCTCTGACACTGCGTCTATTGTGGTTGTCACTTCTATTGTTTCAGAAGGTAATCCTGGGCCCGCCCCTGGTGTATCAATCACTGCAATATCAGGTAAACCTTCAGCTAAAGGAACAATAGATGAAGCACCAGGCTCCACTGGTAATATATCTACAGGGCCTATAGGTTCTAGTGGAATAGAAGGGCGAATAGGAGTGCCCCTTACAGGTGGTTTAGGGGCACCACCAAATGTCCCATAACCAAATTGACCACCAGTTCCCCTGCCAGTACCAATACCTAAATTACCAAGATATAATATGCTACCAAATACTTTCAAAAGAATATCAGCCAAAGTTCTACCTTCTACTTTATTTTGAACATCAGGTATACAGTCGCCACCTAGTGCACAACTTCTATAAAGGTCTTGTTCAGAAGCCCGTTTTACTCTTTTTGCGCGATGCATTTTATAAAGCGTCAAGCGACCCTAATGCCCAGGAAAACCCTTTTGGAAACTGTGTATGTTTTAGAAAGTGTTCTCTATCACCATTAGAGTTAAAGGTTAACAGCATCCTGCTATCATGTGTTTCTTCTTGTGTAACCCATTTAAAGACTGTACTAAAGCCAGGGGACCCAAGTTTAGGTTTCCATCTATACCTCCAGCACTTTAATTTGTTAGCTGGGCCTCTGAGCAATACTATGGCCGGATCCCTAGCCTCAGCTTGAAGTCTTTCAAGTCTGTTAAGATTTGCTCTTCCAATTGATCTATGGCTTTTTCCCACTTGTTCAGGAGACGGGACAGCAGATTGTCTAGCAGTGAGTTTCCTTCTTTTGGATTCTGTTGATTCTCCTTCTCCTCCTCGTCGTCGTCGTCTGAGCGTTGGGCCCCGTTGGCTAGGCCCAGCGCTTGTCTCCTCTGCTTGTGTCGAGCTTCGTCCGTTGGTCGGCGAGGTGTCCCTGGTGGTGTCCGCGGTGCTAACAGGTTTCTCTGTGGTCCCAGGGTCAGACCTCCTAGAAGAGCTGGTAATAGGAAGATAAATGTGTTCATTTTTGTAATGCACACTCCAAATATTATTGTTACTATATCTCCTGGCATCTTCAAAAAACAATAGAAAATAACTTTTGTTTCCATCTTTGTCCACATAATACAATCCATCATAATCAACTTTCCCACTTGTTTTGTGCCACATATCATCTTCGTCTTGATAATATATATGTGACCAATTTATATAGGGAAATGCATTTTCTCTGTCATTATCAAACCAAACAGTTACTTCATACCCCTCTTTTTTGAAACAGTTTTTAGGGGGAGAGGCAAATTGATCAGAGCTTGTATCACGCAAAGTCCAGTTTTCTGCTGCATATTTAGATTTCGCAAGGGATTTTAAAACGATGCCCATTTGTATTGCAACTTTGGCATTATGCTCAGAGACCCTTGTTGCTGGTATATGATGCAAACCTAAATTTGAGTATCCTTCTTTTTTGCAATAATATTCTAACACATGAAACTTTCTTAAATAATAATAGTATTTAATAATGGAGTCCAAATCAGAAGGATCTGCTTCAATAATGTCACTCAGGGCATTCTGCAGTGCATCTAAACATTCTGTCAGATCCTGTTGGTTCATTTTCTTCTTCTTCCAAATCTAATTGTTTCCACAGCCTTTTAAAGAAGGACTTCCACACTGCATTAGTAAATTTATAAAAAGGATCACCATTATCATCAAATAGCATTTTTTGAGCAAACTTTATACATGTAATTCTACTATGTAAATATTTAAGGCTTATATCTTCTAAAACATCTACATTAGTAGTTACAATTAAAGGAGGTAAGTGTAATTGTTGTGGTGCTCTATGTTTTGCATCAGCACACATCACATTACCATCTAAAACATTTCTCATGTTTTCATCTATATATCTCCAACAAGCGTGTGTGGCATCATCTAATAATCCAAATTTGCAATCAATCAATGGTTGTAACCAAAATGTACTGCTTCTATTCATATATGAAATTATTTTACCTTTGAAAAATGAAATTAATGAATAACAGAAGTACGATTTTCCTGTATCTGGTGGACCATATATAACCAAACAATTTTTTTTGGGGATACTCTTGAAGAACAGTCTCAATGTTGATAAAAATGATAAAATATTGACCTGTTGATACTTTAAAAAATTATTTACAACTTTCCAGTCACCTTCAGTTTCACAATCATTACAACATTTCCAAATCCATTGTGACACGCTCATATCTCTCATTTCTTGTCTTAGGTATAATCTGACCATGTTACTGCAATCTCTAACATATTTCATTTGACAGTTACTTTTTAAAAATGCTGCTGCATTACTATCTTCATCAGCTATTGAAGCATAACCGTACGCAATTTCTGACTCTTCTACTTTCTTATTGTCATAAGCCCATTGAATCATTTTAGAAAGTTCAAAGTTTTCTGGTTGTGCTGCTGTTTGGTGGCTAATTAACGTCAGCTGTGTAACCCAGCTAGGCAATTTGTTATATACAAATGATGTTTCCGTATGCTCCTTTTTATAAAAATATAAAGCTGCAGGAACACTTCTACTTTTCGGTGGGTCACACAATAATTGGCATTCTTTTACATTTAGTGTGTTACAAAACAAATTACCTACTGTTTCCCTGCTTTTAGCATGCTTGAATTGAAGTAAAAATAAACCACAAAACGGTTGTAAAACTATTTGCATACATTCACAATGTTGTTGTAACAATATTTTTGAACTTTGTAATACTTCTTCATTCACTGCAAACGCATAAACAACCCAGTTATCACAACATGTCTTATTACTCTTAAAATGTCTTACAAGTTCTGTATAAGGTATTCCAAACATATTTTCAAACTTATTTAATAGATACGATCGCTTACAATTACTTTTAAACAGATTTTTAATAATATTAGGAATTGCCTCGGCGACACGCGTGTCGCCGCCATTTTCATCTTCCTGTGTATCTACCTGAACATTATGGTTTTCAGCTTCATCTTCAACTATTCCACTGTCCTCAAACAATAACCTCCTTTTGCTTAGTCTTTCTTTTTCTGGAGATATACAAATCGCTTCCAGTCTCGGACTAATATCTGCAACAGACGGTCCTTTTGGGCTTTTAGCATACTTTCGTTTTAACACTGAAGCAGCTTTATCACACTCCTCAGTAACATGAACATTAAACAGAGCCAGGGAGTTCCCCTGCTCTACTACAGAATCGTCTATTAGATTTGAAATATCAGACCCATCATCCGTACTACCATCAAACAATTCATCTAAAGTATTAGTAGCATCCACACATTCAGCTTCAAATTCAACAAAACATTCTGTTTTATCTTTAATACCTTTAGGATTGTCTGCCATTTCGGAAGATAACTCTGGAACACCCAGGACAGACAAATTGAAGTTGCTGCGTTAGAAGACGCTGGAAAGCTTGAATGGCAAAAGATGTAGCAAGCACACAAACTCTTACACCTTTGTTACAATTAGGACACCAACTGTCAACTTGGTAAGGTGTCACTTGCTCCTCCTCTGGTTCCTCATCCGTAGACAAGCTTTCGTTGCATAATAAATTTTCAGGTATAACTAACTCACTTAACTCTAAATTAATATCTTTAATAGTAGAATGTTTGCCTTGCATTTTCAAAGCTCCTTAGTAGCACACAGACTACAAATGGCTCTCCAATGTCCTCTTACAAGCCAGCAATACCGTCCTCCAGTTACTAAATCCACTTTCTCTGATGCAGTCAAAACGCGAAAACAATAATTACATCTTAATAAAATATTTTGCAAAGGCTGACGAATTAATCCATGCAAATTTTCTGCTTTGACAGAGCACACACAATGATGCTCCGATCCATATCTCGCACACAGCGTTAAGCATTTCTCACAACATGCGTGCGCTACATGTTGTCTCCAAACTATGCACAATTTCTTTTCAAAAAATTGTGCTAAATCTACCAAGTTGCAAATATTTTTACAGAATATACATGGTAGTTTTAAGTCAAAAAACGGAATATCAAAGTAGCTACAATAATCTCGCAGGCCCGTAGGAAATAGGTTCTCCATCAGGTGTGGCAAAAACTGCTGAATCTTCCACAT